GTCACACACTTACAATGCAGTGTCGAGAGGTGCAGTGATGGCGATTCGCAGAGATGTTCAAGGATTTAAGCAGTTCCAAGACACCATGCACAAATTAGGTGTAGATGATCTTGTGCAGATTCTGTTTCGTGCTGAGAAGAAAGCCATGGAGCCGATGCGCATTACAGCCGCACGCTACTACGCAACTAAAGTCGGTGCGTGGGATGGCAAACAAACAGAGGCGCAAGCGTCGTGGCGGTGGGCTGGCGGTTGGACTAGCGGCTGGACTGGCAAACGCGTAAAGGGCAAGCGAAATGTGTCTCATCCGCAAGGCGAGAGCCGCAATTTGATCTCTCAAAATATTCTAAAGAACACGATCAAGCCGCGAGTTCTTCGAGACGGTCGCTCAGTATGGGCGAAAATTTTTGGATCGACAAACAATTCCTGGCTTATTGAGTTTGGCCGTTACAAGGATCCAGCGCGAGCGTTCAAGGGTTGGCAGATTTTCATGCAAGTATTCAACCAACTTGCATTCAGCGTCGAGGGAGCATTGCGAGAAGAAGTTCGCTCTGGCTTAAAGCGATGGGAAAATGCCATTGCTCGAAAGTTGAAAAATCCATGAAATTCGTCGAAGCAATTCATCTCGCTTTACAGCAGGCTCCAAGCGTCATCACGGCTCTTGGATCTTCGACCAAGATCTTTCAGTCGTTTGTTACGCCAGCGACTGCAATGCCGTTCATCGTCGTCAGCGCACAAAGCGACGACACGGTGAGTCCAACACTTGTCGGATCAGACCGCTTGCGGGTTGCCACAGTGACTGTGGACTGCGTTCACTCGTCGCTCGTATCTGCGGCAAACATTGCAGACCGCGTGCGGGTTGATCTCTACGCGGCAAGCGGAATACTGGCGACCACAACCAACAGTCCGATGAAGATTCAAAGCATCCGCATCGAAGGCACGAATATGAATTACGACATGGGCGGCGAAGGCACTGAACTCGGTGCTTTCGTTTGCAGCGTTACTTTGAAAATTTACTACACGGCATCGGCTCCATCACCAGTCGCGTTGACGGATGGATCCGCGCCATAACACAAAAGGAATATTCACATGGCAGCAACAATTTCATACAGTACAACAATCAAAATCGGGCCAGTCGGAGCAGCCGATGCCTACGCATCTCCAACCGCAATCGCTGCAATCGGAGAAATCACATCGCTCTCATTTGATGGCGTGGCTCAGTCATCATTAGAAGTGACATCAATTTCTGATGCAGTAAAAAAATATAAGGCCGGGATTTTGGATCCAGGATCTATTTCGATCGAACTGAATTTGGATTATGACGATGCACAGCAAGTCGCTCTCGCAACTGCTTCTACAGATCGACTTTTGCGTTCATACCTAATTTCGTTTGGTGCAGCAGCGACTGGCGGCATGACTGTCAGCGGTGTTGGAATTATTACTGGATTTAGTGTCAAGGCTGCAAATGATACTGTTTTGACTGCCTCATTCACAATCAAATGTTCTGCTGCGTATGTACTCGCCGCAATCTAATCGAGAACACACATGTCAATTCGAGAACAACTACTTGCTCTAAAAATCCCAACCGCCACCGTCAAGGTCGCGGGCATTGACGGACTCGTCTCACTTCGAGGTCTTTCGGCCTCAGATAGAGATTTGTGGGAGCAGGAAGTTTTTTCGCAGCGTGACATCAAGAAGGGCGTGAAGAACATCCGCGCCAGTCTCGTCGTGAGGTGTTTAACCGACGAGGCTGGCGTGAGACTGTTTACGGATGCGGAGATTGCGGAAGTTGGCGCAATGCCCGCAAGCGTGATCGACAAGTTGTATGAGCACTGCCAAAGACTTTCGGGTCTCGGCGCAAAGGACGCTGAGGAACTCGAAAAAAACTAAGAAGCCGCCCGCTGCGATTGTTCATGTTCATGCTGGCGGCTGAGTTGAAAATGACTGTTGCAGAATTAGGAGATCGAATGTCATCACGAGAACTCCAAGAATGGATTGCATACCAAAGCATCACAGGATGTCTTGACTCACGCCAGCGCAATGATTTGAGCGCGGGTGTTGTCGCGTCGACCATTGCCAACTCAAACAGGTCTAGCAATTCAAAGTCTTACAGCCCGCAAGATTTTATGCCGTACTTTGAAAAGCCAAAGCAGACACCACAGCAAGCGATTGAAAAACTCAAACGACAGATGGGAGTGAAGTAATGGCACAAGTCGGATCATTCGTTGTCAACACTTACATGAACAACGATAATTTCTTGGCGGGCATTAAGACTGCGAATGCTGCCGCAAAGAGTGCGGAACAAACAATCGGAAACAGCATCTCAAAGATTAATGAGAAGCAGTTAAAAAATGCCGCCACTGGATTTATTAAAAACTTTTTAGGGCCAACCGCTGCCGTCAGCGCGGGACTATCTATTGGTTCAGATCTAGTCAAGGGCTTTTCTACAGGCATATATAAAGACATCGGAGATGTTGGTCGTGCTTTTGGAGAGAAGTTTGGTCAAGCCGTTCAATCAATTCCAGTAGCTGGCGCAGCGTTCTCAATCGGAGAATCCATTGGTAATTGGGCTTTTGGAGTTGACAAAGCAAACGCTGAAATTGAGAAGTCAAAAAAACAAATGGCATCTCTTGATGAGCAAAACAAAAGAACTGCCGAGCAATACAAAGTTATTCAAGCCGCTACTGCGGCAGAAGAAAAGATTGCAACCCAACAAAAACTAGAAAGTCAAAAACGATTTGAGGAGTTTCAAGCCAACGACAACAGGGAACGACAGAATGCCGCCGACATCCTTGCGGACATCATCACTGACACTGAAAAACTCGGCAAAACAGAGATGGAGATTTTTCTCATTGATTTGAAAAGAACAAATCTTCATTCCGATGAATATCAAAAAATCGTTGACGCAAAAACAGAACAACTGCAACTTGAGAAAGACATCAGCAAAGAATCTGAACTTCAAAAGCAAATCCAAGAATGGAACACTGAGGACTTGAAGAAGGGGCAGGAGATAGCGGATGCGGCCGCCAAAAATTTAGAGCAGGCGAATCGAGGCAACGCCATGCCAGGAGTCGACTCACTCGCAACCGCCATCGGCAGTGTAAAGGTCGCGGGTTCCGCAGACTTCTCCAAGCAGACCGAACTGCTCAACACTGCAAAGAAGGCAAATGATCTTGCAAGCGAACAACTCAAAGCACTACGACAAATCGTAGACAACTCAGGAGGCACGGCATAATGGCAATCAGTCTCGTATGGGTTCAACGCACGCGCTCGGCAACATTCGACAAAGGCAAGTGGACAGCCGTTCACAGTTATCTCGTTCGGGATTCGACTGATCAAGATCTGACGATTGCCAACATTGTCGACACGGCTGTGACAAACCCGATCACGCCGTACTTGAGTTTTGGCGGTGGCACTGAATCGGTCGCGGCTCCATTCTTTCGATTCATTTCCTACACTATCACTCCTGTTCAAGATGGTCTTGGAAAATTGTGGGTTGTCGACTTCAATTTTGATTCAACAGTTGGAGACGCAACAGCAGGGCCAGTGGCGGCAGATGTGAAGACATCGACGGAAGTTGGCTATACGAGCATCGAGGTGCAGACCTCCGTGCAGACAGTTGACATCTGGCGCACTGGTGCAACGGTTCCGACTAGTTCAAACATATCGCTGCCAGCATTGATCGACATTGCAGGAACAAAGGTAGATAGCGCAGGCGAACCAGTATCAATGTTGCTTCCAATTCAGAATATCAGCGTGCGAAATGTGATCTACGGTCGACCTGATTACGCAACAATTTTGGCGGCTGCTGGAAGTCGAAATGTATCTGCATTCACTTTGGGTGCAACTGGTCAAACTTTTGTATGTGCCGCAAGTTCGCTTCTTTTTGTAGGTGCAAACACTTCGAGAATTGGCCCGAATCAATATGAAATCAACTATCAATTCTCATACGATCCTACGACCTACCACCTACGCCAGCAGCCGCTGCGTGACATTGATCAAAGAGCGTCGACTACCCGCGTCACACCGGGATCAGCGATCAGTGCGGCAAATCCTGAGCGTGCAGATGTTGTATATTGGAAGCAGCCATTTCCAAACGAAGTCGCTTTCTCTGCACTTGGAATTGTGAACACCTAATGAATATCAACGGCAACATCCGAAACAATTTCGGTGCTTTGAATGTCCGCGCATTCAAGAAGATGGCCGACAAGGTGAACGAGCGCAATGAATTTGACGCTCGATCAAGTCCTCCAAACATTCAGCAGACATTTGTCGCATACATCACTGGCAATGTTGTTGTGACCACAGGCAGACGGTGGAAATACACTTGGGGTCTTGCTCATTTAAATTCTTCAAACCTATTCGAGCAACGCTCGGGTGCGTCATTGACTTACACAAATACAGGCATCTACGCATACAACACGGTCGAAGCATTGCAGCAAAGCGGAACCAAGGACGGCCCGGGACTCACACACTCAAGCATCCCTAGTGGCTTCACATTGCAACCGATCGCCACTGGAACATGCGTCCACATGCTGATGTCTCGCGGCGGTGATTCTCTTCTCAAGTTCACATTCTCTGTTGCAAACGCCATCGACGGAACCTGCCCATAATGGCTCCTCCGAAGAAGCCATCTTTGACACCGCTGCAAACGACTGTGCTTTGCGGACAGCTGATCAGCATCCTGATCGCCTTGGGTCTTTATGTGTCGTCGCTTGGCGAGAAAAATGCAGTTCTGACACGGATTGCAGAGGACACGAAAGAGTTGCGCGTGACGGCAACGGAACTAACCAAGGCCGTCATACGCGGTCAAGCGATAGATGAAAAGCACACTGAAGCCATCGCCGCGTTGGCGTTGAAAATTGATCGGATGAACTCGAAATAATGGAGGACATGACATGGACGCATTTCTTGGCACTTTGTGGTGGACTGTTTTGTGCGTGGTTGGCGGTTGGCTGGTTGGCTCAATCTTCGGCTTTAACGAAATCAAAGCATGGTTCACAAAGCGATAATCCTCGCCGTCCTTACAGCGGGTTGCTCGGCGACCAAGGAGATCGCCAGCAGCGCAAGCGTCGCATCAAGCGCCGCACACTCAATCTCTGAGCGGAGTGCGTTCATCATTACGCACTCCGCTCAAGCTGAGATTGTCGCCGCAGCCGTGACCATTAAAGCAGACGCGGCAGTCATATTGCATGAAACAAACCAAATTTCCGTGGCCGTCTCGGGCGTTAAAGACATCGTGCCGTATTGGGCGACGCTCTTGCAGTGGGCGCTCGGAGCCGTCGTAGCGGTCGCGCTGGTGGTGCTGCTATGGCAGACAGGCATCGGCACGGCTATTCGACTTGCCTTGGGTTGGATTCCGCGCCGCGTGCAGAGCGAGGCCGACCTAGCGCGGCAAGCGATGTCGAGCGAAGACCCGACGACTGTCCGCGAACTCATCGCAGCCAAGCGTGCTGCGTCGCCGTTGTTCAACGCCGCATTCAAGGAGTCGGCGAAATGAGTCTGATGGGGAAGTGTTGTTGTTGTACTGGAACTTGTGCGTGTATGCCGTCATCTATAACAATCACTATTCCTGCATGGTCTACAACTTCAGCCGTCGGGTTTCTTTCTATGCCTGCGACTACAGTAACTGCTTACAAATGTTGTTTTTCGTATGGTGGAGAATCTAGGTTTGTTTACCGATTTACTTCAATATATATGGGTTCATATACGGATTCTGCATGTACTCCAACTTTAACCATTCCAGTATATTTTAATTTTTTTATTGGCTACAATATTTTTAATACCTCTTGTAATTTAGAATTTAACGCGGGATTATTTCATTCAAGTTATTCTGGAACTCCATGTGTTTTTTGTGTAAACACTCCATTGGTAATAAACGCTACAACTGTTTGTGATAAATGCGGAACAAACGAGGTTTGTAGTAGAACTAATACCTATATGGAAAACTTTTTAAGTTCTTTTTTTGCAAACGATTCTTGTACTTGTTCTTTACCTGTATACAGCGAAGCTTCTGATGGAGGAAATTTGCAATTATTTCCTAATAATTGCTCTTTGCCGTCATCAATAGGTTTTTCTTTTAACGGTGATCCTCAAGTTTTTTTTACCATTACATGATTTCCTGCGACCACTGGAGCCAGTGCGGGATCAACGGCGGCGGCTGCTGTGCAGCAAATCACTACGGCGGCAAGCCATCATTTGGCGTGTGCAATCAATGCCCGCATAGAATTGTCAATGGCGCATTGATTGACAAAGACAAATCCACAATCGAACTTGCCAAGCAATACGCCCGCGCCGAACTGACGCACGCCACGCAAGGCCCGGCAAGCGAAGCCGACGCGGCGGCGCGACTTGCAATCTGCATGGCGTGCGAGCATCGGGCTGTAACTTATAAGGAACAGACGGACGAAAAAGGCGTGGGTTGGTGCACCAAGTGCGGCTGCGGAAACAACCCGCGTGCGCTGCTTACTGTGAAGGTCACACTAGCGGGCGTTGAATGTCCGCTCGGCAAGTGGGGCAAGGTCGAGGGCACTGGCGCAACCGTCGCCAGCGCGGTGGACGCGGTGGCTGGCGTGGCAAAATCGATCATTCACAAACTAAGCGGCGGCTAAACCTAGCGTATTCCTGCGGAAATATGCCACTTGACATATTCTTCTGGATGTGCAACACTTCTTGCATGTCTAGGTCACTCATCAATTCTAAATCTGCGACATCAAGTCCTGCCACTGGATGTGACCTAGACATTCTGTCTGGTGGTGGGACTTTTTGCCGCAATCTTTCTAGGAGATTTGTAATGAAGAATGAAAGCAAAGTAATTAGTTTTGGAAATGTTATTTTTGACATGCCATCAAGCATGAAAGTAACTAAAGAGCAAATTAGCAAATCAATTTTGAATTGTTTAGATGCTGCTCAGGTGCGTGCTGAACTACGAGAACTTGCAAATTTTAATGCTTACGCAAAACGAAAAGCAGCAAAGAAAGCTGGTCGCTAATGAAGACTCAAAAAGAATTATGGTGGAATCGTTTCGAGGATGTTGCGCTCGCGGGTTATCGATTGCATTCGCTTGCCGAGCGCATCGAAAAAGAAAAGCCAATAGAAGCGAAGTCGCTTCGATCAGGTGCGATGTGCATTCGATTAGTTTGCTCGTGTCGACTCGCTGATGTTATTGCGATTCTTGATCAAACACAAGAATCAACTCCAAGCGATGTCATGCGAGCGTGCGAGACTGTGCTCAACGGTGACCGCAAGAAGATTGAAGATGAGCCGCTTGTCAAACTTGGGCAGGGTGATATGGTTCGCGAGATTCTCGAGCGTGATCTTGTCAACGAAGTCAAGACAGGATCTTGGATGCACAGAGCCGTTGCTGCCTGGCGATCGATGCGAGGTGCTCTATGACATTGCATCTACGAAATTGCATTGTGGAGAATCTGCCCGCTCTTGCCTATCACAGCGATGACGCTGTCGGGTCGTCGCTGATCCGCAAACTACAGACATCGACACCGATGCACGCGCTGGAGATGCTTGCCACTCCGATGGCATCTCCAGCGATGTCATTGGGTACTGCACTGCATGCGGCCATCCTTGAACCCGAAAATGATTTGGCGCAGGCGGTCGTGAGTCCTGATGTTGACAAGCGAACAAAAGCAGGCAAAGAAATACACGCCGAATTTGAATTGGCTTATCAAGGTCAAGGTCGCTGCATTATTTCAGCAGATCAGGCGCAGCAGTTGGACGGCATGATCGCCGCGTGCGAGCGGGATTGGCGCATTAAGCATTGCCTCAGTGCCTGTAAAAAAAGAGAGGTCAGTATTTTTGGGGAGGTCGGAGGCTTTCCCGCCAAGGCGCGGCTTGATGCGTGGAATGGTCACGGCATGGTCTGTGACTTAAAGACCACACGCGATCTTGCAGGTGATTTTGAAAAGTCGATTGCGAGTTTTGGATACGGATTGCAAGCCGCGTGGTATCGGGCTGTTCTGCGTTCGGCAATGTCAGCCACTGGTCGCATGATGCCTGACGACTTCTCATTCGTGTTTCTTGTCGTCGAGACCACCGCTCCATTTGGAACAGCGGTCTATCGCATGAGTGATGAGGTGATGGACGCATACAGCGAGCGACTCGTCGAGTTGCAAAAACTGTGGTGGAAATGCAAGGCAGAGAACAAGTACCCGGGTTGGCCGCAGGACGATGTCGTCGACATCGGGCTGCCAGCGTGGGCAATGAAGAAATTACAGGAGCAACTATGACACAGGTGATTGTTAGTTGTGAATTATTGCTTCCATTTAGTTTTGGCAGTTTTAAACTTTATAGAGGATTAGGAAGAATAAAAGCACATGAAATAACAGCAAGAAGATGGCTATTTATTTTAGCAAATGTTGCAATTTATGGAAAAGAATATGACGAAAAAAAATGTCAGTTTATGAAACTAAACGCAACATTTTATGATTTAAATAATCAAAAGAAATATATAGAACTTTTTGAAGAAACTGAAAAAAGTTTTGTATATAAGCATGGAGATTATTTAAAAATATTAACTACTAACAATGTAAGAAATTTTTCTAAATTATTTAAAGTTAGAAATCTTTTAACAAATTATGAATGGGAATATTCATTAACTGAAACAAGTATTGAAAAAGTTTTTGGAACTTATTTAGGAAAGGATTAAAACTATGACACAGGAAATCGTTATCACAGATCAGCCGACACCGCTTGCGCAGATGCAGAAAGCGAAGGCAATCGCCAAGGAGATTGCGTCGACCGTCGGGCATCTAATCGTCAACATCCAAGGTCGGCAGTATCCGACCGTCGCGTGGTGGCAAGCGGTGGGATGGGCATTCAATGTAACAAGCACCGAAGTAGAGGTAGTAAAGCAGGTAACAGACGACGGCTCAACGGAGTACATGGCTGTCGTCGCAATCGTTCGTATTGACACAGGCGAGACCGTCAGTCGTGGCTCGGCGATTGCGTCGAGCGCGGAGCGTGCGCCGTGGGGACGGTCTGCGTTCAGCGTGCGGTCAATGGCGATCACGCGAGCGACTGGTCGTGCCTATCGACACGGCTGCGCAATCATTCCGCATTTGTTGAAGATTGAAGCAACGCCTGCGGAGGAGATGCCGATCGAGTCGGCGCAGCCCGAGGCGCGTGCATTGCCTCCAGCTGCTGCATCAAGCAGCGGGTCGAGCAGCGTGATGGCGATGCTGAAGCAGTCTGTTCTTGAGGAGCAGATTGAAGGTCTAGCCGGGCAAGTCAGCGAGATCGCCAAAGAATTGGGACACAAAATTTCAGCCGCGTCGGCGCAAGCCGCTGCGGAAAAGGGAAGCACATCTCGTGAAGATGTTCGAGATCGACTT